ACAGGCAGACCGCCCGCTCCGGCCACAGCCGCAACCAGGTGCGCTCCCCGCACTCACGGCAGGTTGAGATGATGATCTCCGAGAGCATGACTACTTCACCTCCTGCACCGTCACGAGGTACGGCCCGAGCCAACCCCAGAGGCGGTACTGAACCTGCAACCAGCAGGCGAATCTGACACGCTGAGCGTCTGTCACGATGACTCCCCTTTCTCCGGCGCGAACAGCGCCGCTTGGCCGCCACAGCCTGACCGGGCGCACCCGCGCGGACCCAACGGCAGACCACACGAACACAGAGGCCAGCGCCAGCCGCAGTGACCGCAGCCCAGCCAGGACGACCGGCGACGGCCACACCCCGGACACCTGCGATATGCCATGACGCGCTCCTTTCTGGCCCAGCGGGCCGCCGGGCCTGCCGGGCTTACGAGGAAAACAGGGGGGCGGCGACGGGCAGCGCACCGTTAGGCCGGAGCGGAGCGGAGGAGGGAGCGCAGCGACCTTGCGCTGCCCGGAGCGCCCCCCATACAAAAATTAAGCCCGGCAGGCCTCTGGCCTTCAGGTGTTGCCGGCGAAGCCGGCTACCGCTACGCGCGCCTCGCGCGCTGAGGCGTCTGTTTTTCGGAGAACGGCTCAGGTTGCGGCAGCTACGAGTCGTTGCCGCCGCCGTTGGGGGGAGCTGGCGGCGGGCGCGCCGCGAGCGAGGGGCTGCCATGCGCGCGACCGTGGGCGGGCGGCGCGGGACTCGCGGGGTGTGGGGAGCTTGCGAGGGGTGGGGTGCCGACCCGCGCCGAGCCGCCCTAAGGTGGCGGGCAGGCGGGGGCCTCGGGGCCGGGTGCCGCCGGCGGGGAAGGGGACCCCGCTGCCGTGGAAAAGCGGCGCCCACCGTGCTCTGATTGGCGCCGCCGCAGCGGGGAAGGGGGCTCCCGCCGGTGGCAGGGGCTACGTGAGGGCCAGGAGGGCGTAGGTGATTCCGGTGGCGATGCCGATGCCGAAGATGGCGGCGATGGTTAGGAGGTTGCGCATGGTGCTCGCTTCTGTGGGGGCTAGTCGTCGTTGGTGCTGGGGGGGTTCGTCGAGCCGGACCAGACCTGCCATCTGCGCACGGTGCGGAGGATGTAGGCGGAGACGAAGGCGAGGGCGGCAAGAGCGGTGGCGACGGCGGCGAGGGCGGCGGTCTGGACGGCCACGGAGGCGGAGCCGCAGTCGGCGAAGAAGCTGTCCATGCTAGTCCTCCTGTGGGCCGCCCAGGGTGGCCTCGATCTCGGCAAGGACGGAGCGGGTGGCCTCGGTGAGACGGTCGGTGTCGGCCTGGGAGAGATGGTAGTGGGTGGCGATCATTCGTGTCAACCGGCCGAGGGCGGGCACGAGGATGTCGAGGCGGACGGGGTCGGCTTCGACAAGGAGCTTGATGCGTGTGCGGAGGAGGGCGATCTCGTCAGTGAGGTCGGTTGGGCTGAGGCCGAGGGCGACGGTGTACTCGTGCTGGAGCGCCTTCGGGATAGCGCTGAGGTAGAAGGCGTGGGTGACGGCGTTGGTGTTGCCGGGCTGGCCGCCGGGCTTACGCCTGGGCGGGCGTGGCGTCGGCCTGCTCCTGGTCGGCGATGGTCTCCAGGCCGGCGCAGATGATGCAGAGGGCGGCGACGTGGTACTGGTGTGTGGCGAGGGCCACGGGTAGGAGGGGTGCGATGGTGATGGTCTTGACGCTGGTGGTGGTCTTGGTGCGGGTGGTGGGTGGCATTAGGCTTGCATCCTGCGTGCGATCTCGTCGGCAGCGTCGGCGGCGGTGGTGCCGGCGGCGGGCGGGAGGGATTGTGAGAGGGCGTGGGCGAACCACTGGAGACCGGCGAGGTTGACCGGGCCGATGTCGGGGGAGCCGAGGGCGTGGGCGTTGGCGTGGCCGGCCTCGTCGAGGGGGTGCTTTGTGAGACCGATGAGCATAACGGCGCCCTCGGTGTCGCTGTGGTAGTGGGGTGGTGTTGTGGTCATGGTTTGCTCCTTCGGGTGGAGGTCTGCGGCGGCTGTGGCGAGGCCGGGCAGCCAGGCTTCAAACGTGTCGCCGGGGCAGGCGGTGCCGCCCCAGGCGCGGTGTGGCCGGACGTCGACGGCGCGTGCGAGGTAGTCCCAGGCGAAGGCGACGGCCTGGGCGGCGGCGGTCAGGTGGGCGGGCGTGGGCGGGGCGGTGGTGAAGTCGCCGGGGAGGGCGAGGCCGAGGGTATGGTTGTTCTCGCCGGCGACGGCGGCGCCGTAGCGGTCGAGCGGGGCGGCGACGTAGACGCGGGCGCTGGCGAAGGCGACGAGCTGGTAGCCGATGGCGTCGAGGCCGCGCTGGGTGCGGTGATATGTGTCGATGGCGTGGAGGTAGGCGATCTCCTGGTCGGGGGTGCTGGTGGCGGGCAGGCCGGGCCCGGTGGTGTGGTGGACGCTGATGGCGTCGACGTGGGTGGGCAGGATGGGCGTGTAGCGGAGGGCGTCGCCGTCGATGGGGTCGGGGAGGAGGCGTTCGCCGCGCCAGCTGACGTTGCGGACGGGGTCAGTTGTCACGCGGCCACTGTAGCACGGGTGTATGCGCCTCAGCAATTGGATGAGACGGGCTGTACGGCGATTCTGTGGGGGTGTTGCCTTGGGGCGAGCCGTAGGTGTTGGATAGCAGGCGCCGGAGGCCGTGGGCGCAGCCGAGGACGTAGAGGCGGCCTGCCACGCAGACGACGGCGGCGGCGTAGGCGTTGGCGATGACGTAGAGCGCGAGCATCAGGCCAGGCTGGCAATGAGCTCGTCGCGGGCGGCGCGGATGGCGGCGGCGAGCTGGGCGTTGGCGTCGCGCTGGTGCTGCTCGGTGAGGGCGGCGGCGACGGCCTGGAGCTGGGGGGCGATGACGATTTCCTGCAGGTGTAGGCGAAGCCATTGCTTCAGGGTGAGCGTGGTGTCATGGGCGGCGTTGTAGCGGTCGGTCTCGGCCTGGAGGCCGGCGGCCATCCTGTCCGTCAGGTCGGTGGTGATACGTGGCATGGTGGTTGTCCTCCTAGACTAGCGAGACCCAGGCTCCGGCTTCGTAGCCTTGGAGCTTGTCCAGCGTGGAATTGTAGACGAGCATCCCATTGACAGGAGTGAGGGCGTCGCGCTGGGTGGTGGTGAGACGGGTAAGTAGGAGGGCGCCGACGGTGGACTGGAGTTCGAGGAGGGCGCTTGGGGCGGGGGCGGCGTTGGCGCCGATGAGGAGGCGTGGTTGGGTTCCGCCGTCGGCCGCGAGGGTCAGGGCGTTGGACGCCAACCGCCACACGAACACGTCCATGGTGTCATATGGGGGGCCGAAGCCGAGGATCCAGCGGCCGGCAGACCCGGTGGCGTCGCCGGGGCGGGCCTGGAAGCTGGCCTTAGGGTCGGTGTCGCCCTTGTTGACGCAGAGGGCGGGCTCGTAGGCGTTGGTTCGGTTGAGCTTCTGCTCGCCGTACCACTGGTCGGCGTAGAAGTTGCCGATCACGTGGACGTTGGGGGCGAACTCGCCGAAGAGGATGCGGGCGGTGCCGAAGGTGTCCTGTATTTGGCCGTCGGCGCCGAGCTTGATGTGGCCGGAGGCGGTGAGTAGGCCGGTTACCCCCAGGGTTCCCGCAAACTGGCCGTTGCCGTTGGTGTTTACGCCGAAGACGGAGGCGGCTGAGGCGTCTTGCACCTCGAATACGTTAAGGGTCTGGGCCGGAAAAGCCTTGACACGGAGTTGGACGGCATCGGCCCCGCCGGTAATGAGGACGGTTGTGTTGAAGAAGTGGAAGGGGAAGTTTTTGAGCTCGACGGCCCCTGAGCCGGGGATTTCGATGGCTAGTGTGTTGTTGAGGTTACTGATTGTGGTTGTTTTGATTCCGCCGCTGAAGGTTTGGAGGGCGGCCCAGGTCTCGGCCTGGGCGAGGGCGCCGTAGACCGCGTGCGGGTCGGCGGCGGCTAGGTGGTCGGTGATCTCCTGCTGGCGGGCGGCGTCGGTGCCGACCAGGGGCGCGCCGAGGGCGCGGGCCTTGAAGCCGCCGAAGTCCTGGTCTGCGGCGGGGATGGTGTCGCCGGAGTGGTTGGCGGCGCCGTGGGGACTGGGGGCGCCGCCGCCTCCCCCGGGCGTAGAGGGGACGGCGCCCTGGATGGTGAGGACCACGGCGTCGTCCTGGTTGGTGGGGTCGAGGAAGAGGAGGGTGCACTGGCGGCCGACTACGACGTCGGCGGCGGGGATGTTGGTGGCGACGCGGATGGAGGTTAGCAGGGTGGGATGGGAGCCGACGAGCTGGACAGTGGCCTTGTGAGTGGCGGCGTCGTAGGCGCGGACGACGGCCTTGCGGATGGCTTCGGCGGCGGGGGCGGCGTGCTCCTGGGTCATGGCGCTCCCAGCGTGATCTGGTGGTCGTAGCGGGCCTTGCCGCCGGGTCCGCGCCGGTAGAGGGTGCGGATGGCGAGGACGCGGCGCTTGGCGGCGCTGAGGCTGTGGCGGCTGTCGGTGACGGCGATCACGTCGTTGACCTCGAGGCCGCAGTGGACCGGGGCGGTGATGACGTCGCCGCGTGTGGTCTCGATGGTCTGGCGGCGCTGCTCGGCGGCGGCGCGGGCGGTGGCGTCGGCCCCGGCCGTGAGGTAGGGGTCGGCGCGCTGGCGGGGGGCGGAGTAGAGGAGGGCGGTCTCGGCGTAGTCGATGTCCTCGGCGACGATTGAGGCGTCGATGTCGGCGAAGGCCTGGATGTGGTTGGCGTCCTTGAGGGTGTCGGCGTACTCGGCGGCGGCGATCGGGACGTCCTCGCTGGTGAGGGGGCGGCCGTAGGTGGCGTCGGCGGCGTCGGCGGCCAGGGGTTCGTTGAGGAAGATGAACTGACCGCGGGCGAACAGGCGGTCGGGGACGCGCTCCAGGACGCGCCTGATGGCGGTGAGGGCCGACGTGCCTGGGGGCAGGGCGAGTGGAGGGTAGAGGTTGGCGCTGGCGGAGCTGCCGCCGCTGGAGGAGAGCTCGTAGCCGACGCGGGCGAGGATGTGGGCGAGCTGGCCGAAGATGTTCTTGGCGGCGGCGGCGAACTCGACGGCGCGGGGGAAGCGGTGGCGGTTGAGGTGGGTCCAGGGCGAGCCGAGGGTCACCTTGAGGAGGGCGCGGCCGCCCTCGTAGACGTGGCGGAAGCCCTCGACGTAGTAGGCGGGGCCGGAGGAGGCCTCGTTGCCGGAGGTGGTGACGTAGCCGGGGGCGATGGTGACCCAGGCGCCCTTGGTGAGGGCGGCGGCGGCGCCGCTGCCCGGCGTGGTGTAGGCGCCGTCGGCGTTGTCCAGGACGATCTCGGAGAGGGCGGGCGAGCCGCCGGTCTCGTGGAGGTCGGCGCTGACGACGCGATCGCTGATGTCGGTGGCGCCGTCGGC